GTGAGGGGTCCCGAAAGTACAGGGTCTCATTTTAAGAACTTCTCGAAGTATGAGCAAGAAAAAATACTTTTTAATTTACTCCAAATAGATGACAGATTTACTTATGAAAATATTCTAGCAAACAGTAAAATAAGGAAAATGATCAATGTCTATAACGTCAGTACTTTTTACGATAACTTTGCTACTCCTGAAAACATGGTACAAGGATCGCTATTTTAAAAACTAAAACATACTGCGACCTATGTGACAGTAAACGTGATTGTCAAAAATCCAAAGACAACCTGTGGGTCTGCGTTGTATGTAAGAGATTATACTACCTTATTAAGTAACCCTTAATTAACCCTTAGATAACTCTTGTTTTTAGGGGTTGTGATCGTTAATTTCATGTGTGAATAATAACCAAATAAAGGAACCAAACATGAAACAAGCGTTTAAAGAAGGTCAATTCGTAGAGCTGAATTGGGAATTTGATAATATAGTTGTAAAAATTACAGAAATTGACGCAAACGAAAGAGGGTTAATGGCTGTTTACGAAATAGATGGTGAAGGTAGTTTTTATGCTTATTTCGATCAAATAAGAAAAGTAGTCAAGGGAGTTAAATAATGAAACATAAATACCCTTATCAGATATTGCTTGAAAATGCACCTAACGCACATGAATTAAATTATCAAATGGAAATTGATAATGAATCAAACGAAAAGGATTGGTGGGAAAAACTATCACCAGAAGAAGCGATCCGAGAAGTTGAAGAAATTCGAGATAGATACACACCTGGAAGCGGATGGGTACACGAAGATGAAATCAAAAATGGTAGTGAGACTGCTATAGCTGAAAGGAATGACCTGAGAAAAGTAGTTGCTCACATGAAAAGAAAATATAAAAAACATTATGGGGGTAAGTAATATGAAACAATATAAAGTAGTTGTTAGAATCCCGAGTTATGTCGAAAAGACTATTTATGTAGATGATGCGACCAGCGCAACAGATGCACGAAGGAGAGTAAAAAACAGTCTCTTTGGGAATGATTGGGGTTATGATATGAGTGGTGATACAGAATTAGGGCAATTTTGGAACAAAGCAAAAATCATGTCAGTTAAAGGGGGAGAAATGAAATAACATAACAACAACTAAACAAATCAACAAAAAGCTTTAGGTAATTCTGAGGCTTTTTTCATTTTTAATATTATATAAAATGTTTTTAAATTATAAAGTATAAATTTATAGGAGTTACTATGCCTAAAGGTAAAGGAACATACGGATCTAAAAAAGGCAGACCCAAAAAGAAGAAGATGCGAAAGCGGAAAGTTGGCAAAAGAAAGTAAAGGAATAGCTATAACAACCGAACTGGTTGGAATAAAAAATTTAAAGTCTACTGGAAACTATAGGCTTGAATTTGACGTTTATGAAATTGACACCGATAAGGTAAAAGAATTGATTAATAAATTGAATAGACCTTTTATGATGGGGCTTGTTGAATACGATGGGTAAGTTAGAAGAAGCGTTGTCTGTGCTGGAAGATTTAAACTGCCGCTATGATATAAAGCAAGTAATCAATCAACAAAGATTAAACAATATGCCAAATGAATTAATAGCAGATAGATTGTTAAGACTCGATAAAGAAGAAAATGGAACCGAGTTTATAGGAAGGGTTGTTCAAAGAATACGGGAAGAACTAACAGAAGAGTTGAGGCGCAGGGATGTCGGATAAACAAACGCCAAAGAAACGCCCTGATCATAAAGAGAACGGTGACTTTGCAAAAGGTAACACTTTAGGCAATAGGTGGAAGAAAGGTGAATCTGGTAATCCCGATGGAAGGCGTAACGCTTATACCGATTTAATAAAAGACTTTAGCTTTAGCAAGGTGGGTGAAAAAGAAAGAAGGGAAATAGTTATAAGTAAACTGTTTCAACTGGCCGAGAGGGGCGATTTAAGGGCCATACAATTCATTGTAGAGCGATTAGAGGGTAAGGCATTGGAACGCCAGGAACGAACTACCAAATCAGAACCAATTCAAGTGTTGATTATTGATGATTGAATGGACATTAAATAAAACAAGGCAAGGCATACTCAAGGATCCGTCCAGGTTCAAAGTTATTGTAGCTGGAAGAAGGTGGGGGAAAACCATATTGAGTCTTATGTATCTATTGAAAGATGCTTTTCAACCCAATGAGAGAAGGTGGTTCATTACACCGACCTACCGACAGGGCAAGATGATTGTCTTTCCAGTATTGAGGCAGATGTTTAGTTCCTTCGAGGATGCTAAGCTAAATGAATCGGAGATGAGTGTGACATTCGGGAATGGTGCTGAATTAGCAGTCAAGGGCGCAGATAATGAAAACAACCTAAGAGGAGTTGAATTGACTAAGTGCGTAATGGATGAGATGGCATACATTAAACCCCACGTATGGGAAGAAATCATTATGCCTATGTTAGCAACTACCCAGGGAGAAGCGTTGTTCATTGGTACTCCCTCGGGATTTGACATTATGTACGACCTGTACCAAAGGGGTCAAGCTGAAGATGATTGGATGAGCTGGCAATATACTACCCTGGAAGGTGGTTGGGTCCCTAAGGAAGAAATAGAAAGAGCCAAGAGGACAATGGACTTATCCATATTTAAACAAGAATTTGAAGGATCGTTTGAAACCACGGGGAATCGTGCGGCATATAACTTTGACAGAGATACTCATTGCACTAAGGCAAGGGAATTATCTAACAGCCTATGGTGGGGAGTAGATTTCAATGTTGATTTTATGACTGCTACTCTTGCCTGTGAATACACTGATGGCACTATACATTTCTTTGATGAGATAAGGATGAAGAATAGCAACACAGAAGAATTAGCTAATGAGATGAAAAAAATTGCACCTAACATTGAATGCTATCCCGACCCTGCTGGTAAGGCAAGATCAACCACGTCAAGAAGGAGTGATCACCAAATCTTAAGGGATCACGGATTTCTAATAATAGCAAAGAAAGCACACCCAAGCCACATAGATAGATTGAACGCTTTAAATCGTAAGCTGAAAGATGCTGAAGGGAATATAGGGATGACCGTGGATCCTTCTTGTATCTATCTAATTAAAGACTTAGAACAATGTCAAAAGGATAGGCGGGGTGGGTTGGCGAAAGATAATGCCGAGCTTACTCATGCACTTGATGCTTGTAGTTACGCCATTAGTCACAAATTTCCTATCAGGCGAATGATAGGGTCAGCCTTGAAGTGGTAATCAATGCCAAACAGTAAAGCCAAGGATCGTAAAAGAAAGAAAAGGATTTTGAATAAGTCATTACAAAATCATGGGAGAACCTCAACTCAATACAAAAAAAGGAAAAATAAAAATGTATAATTTCGGCAGGTCAGTAAATAGAGTGGTGATCCCAGAACTTTCAGAAGCGATAGTATTGGAAAGTGTAAAGAAAGCCTATAACAATTATCTAAATGAACAGAACTCTAACTTGATGGAGAGCTTGGATTTCTATTATAATCAGAATCTTGATAGCCATATAGAACCGTGGTTTGCTTCGGATAGTTTAAGCCAGGTGCCGCCATTCATGCAGTCTTGTGTACCGAGATTTGCAAGGGCAAGGATGATGTTATATAAGACACCACCACAAAGACTTATTGGTGGAGAAGTTAGTGAAGAATACAACGATGTTGCCTATAAGATAAACAGCAAGACCAGGGAGTTCGCTGAGTTGGGTTGGTTATTGGGTTGTTGTTGGATGAAAACAAGATTCAACGAAAGAAAGCAACGAATTGAATATGAAGTGTTGCCCAATGTCAGGGAGTTCTATTTCATGGGGGACTCAGAGCCGTATGGTTATGCTTATGAAATAGAATCCGTTGATAGCAGCAAAAGATATGTATTTTGGAGTGAAGACAGAGATGGTATCCCTGGGATGCACTTTGAGTTTAATCAAAAAGGCAAAAGATTCCCTGTATATGGGAATGAAGATATGACCAATCCTTATGGAATCAATCCTATCAGCAAAATTGAATACACTTCTAATGCCTATGATGTTGTCAGGGCTGGGCTTCATATAGGCTTGGCTATGACTGAAATTGCTCTGTCTGTTAGGTTTAGATTGGGGCAGCCTGTATTCACTGGGATAGAGGAAGGCCAAGTTAAATTAAAAAGTGGAATTGACCATGCCTTAATTCTTCCTGAAGGAGCATCATTCTCTTATGTTACTCCAGGCGGTACATTGACCGAACTCATTGAAGCGGTTAAGTCTATGGCAAACCAAACTGCTGAGAACAATCAACTCAGAATTAGGTGGGGTGAGTCAGGTGGTAATACTCCAAGCGGTGAAGCATTAAGAATCTTAGAAATTGAGAACCTGGA